GTGTGTAGTACACCAGGTCTTTTTATCTCTAACCAACTGATATTGGGCTCTTCATTGCACGAGGCAACTATTTCAAATCCCATACTTTGACAAGTTGGTATCAATATGCTCTGTGGTAGATAGGTCTGTGCATAGTTTTCGGCCATGCCGGCCCCTGCGGGGGTATCTCCATCATTGTAACTGAACATGAATACACCTCCAGGACGCAAAAGCGTGAACATTTGTCTTAACACCTGTGTCATGGTGTCCAGACTGATGTAGTTAAAATGCCCCCAGCTGAACACAAAACCAAATTGACGCTGTGGCAGCGCTCCAAAGTCATGATGGTTCAACGAGTATTTGCGTAAACGTCTTTGGTATTCGTCGGGAAATTTGCTAGTGGTACTGTCTAAAAATTTAGGGTATTTGTCCACTATATACAGGGGATCTGCAGCCACAAGGTACTGTGTCCACTCGCCATCTCTGCATCCAATTTCCAATGCTGGATAACGCCAGTCAGTATAAATTTGTATACGTGACTTGATTTTGTCTTCCACTTCTTCCCGCAAATGAATACGTCTTGCATTACGAACATGATCAAATCCGCCGTCATGTTCTTCAATATCGTAACTTTTGGCAAATATCTCATGGCTTAGATCTGTGATTTGCTGATCAATTTCCTGTATTTTTTTGCGGTGCTGTGTGTAGGGCGCTTGTGTTTGCTCTACCAAGAGGTCGCAATAGCTAGACAAGCTGTTGATATAGTCTACAACATCCGGCGACATTACAGGAACTTGATGTTTGGTATTTTCAATTTGTACACGTAACTTTTCAATTGCGTGTACAATTTCGTCGGTGTTAAAATTTTCGCCTAGACACTTCTTAAGCACAACCAAATCGTATAAGGACATGATCACTCCCAAACAAACAGGCTATCAAATGTTGACTTGGTGTCAGTGTTGGCAGCAATATCCCAATCCAATACACCTAGCAAGTTCTCTACCTTTTGATCCACAATGGCAGTTTCCATCTTGTCTTGGTCAAATGGCAGTTCTTTGAACCATGCGGGAATACGTGACTCGTCGGTGGGATAACCAACACTGGTATAGCCCAAGGGATTGTCCTTGAGTTTGCACACAATGGTTTTCATACCGTCAATGATCTTGGCCGAGTAGTTGTCGCCGTGCATGTTGCGTAGTCTGTTCCAGTTCATGGCAGCACGAACATGCCCGGGCATGTTGGCTTTGCCCAACTTGGCTTCCTCGGCTGTGTACTTGGTTAAATTGTTGACACGTTTGGGTGTACCTTTTTCCCAGGCCGGCAACTGTTGGAACACCAATTTAAAGTCACGTACTTTGGCAATGATGGCTTCACGTTCAGCGCCGGTCAGCACATCCAACAAGATCTCACTCAAGAAATCCTGCATGACCTTGGGGGTATCTGATCGCTTCAAGTCCAAGCCCATGGCCTTTACTTTACCTGGTTTGCCATCAACATCCAAGCGTTTGCCTTCGAGATCAAATATCAGCACAGCATAACGCTTCTTCTTGATGAACAGACCCTTCTCAGCAATCAGTTCACGACCGCCTTTGATGATGGCACCCATCTCACGTGGACAATGGCAAGCACGTTCCATAAAGCCCGGGAACGACTCGTTCACACTGTCGGCAATGGTATCGTAGAGTGCAATACACACATCCTTGTTCCATTCCATGCGTCCTGCTTCAATGTCTTTCTTGAACACAGGATATGCACTAAAGTAAACTGAGTCAGTATCACCATAGATAACAGTTTCGCCCACATGGTCATACTTGCCAGTCAAGCATTCATTAACGTGACTGTCCATGTGGTGTGCAATGGTACGCCCTGTCAGTGTAGTACTTTGGCCAATGCGCTTGTCAAAGAACCTACAGCCGGGATTCAAAATAGCACCATATAAACTGTTCAAGTTAATCTTCTTAACAAGTTGTCGCTTGTCCCAGAATGCAATGTCCTCTTTGTCTGTTGCTTCCTTCTTTTTGGCCTGCATCTCTTTGCGTTCTGCATACCAACGTTCCAACAGGCCCGGAATAATGCCCTTCATGTCGTACTTGAAGATGGTACCGTTGGCACTGATGACCCAGGGCTGATTGCTTTCAAAGATCATGCGCCACACTTCAGCGGCTGTGTGCGTTGTACTCTGCTGGCTTTCTTCCCAGTCAATGGTGATGTCAATGCCCTGTTGGCATTCCATTACTGCTGTGTACTCTAGACTGCCAAACAAACCTTCCCACGCATCAGCAAAACTGGACCCTGCGGCCATTTTGTCACTGATGTACTGGTCAGTCATTGTTTGTCGTAACTGTCCGACAATGGTTTCTGGTCCCATGTTGAGGGCGCGAATAGCCGAGGGATAGAGACTGTTGATGTCGATGGCGCCAATGTATTCGTGCATACCCCGTTTGGGATAAGCAACATAGGCACCTGCGGCTTGCGTTTGACCTTGTTCATCACGACCTTTCCTATTAGGGACAATCATACCACGCCCGTGTGCTTCATTAATGATAGCTTGCTCAGTCACAGCAACCGCACCCATTGTGGTCTGTAACAACACAGTATTATCGTGAGCAATTTCGTTGGCCAGATCTAGAAAGCGTAGTTTCTTATCCAACTTGGCCAACAACATGGTATCTTGTCTGTTATAGTCGATGAACTTGGGAAAGTCTTTGTTGTACAGTTGGTCCAACGTGCCTTCATAGGCCACTTTGCGCTCATCTAGTTCATATTCGCCAATGGCGTCCAAACTATAACTATGTCGTTCTTCGTATGTGTACTTGCGATACAGTTGCATATAGTCCATATGCACACGGCCCACAAGGTCAAATGTGATGTTGGTGGCACCAAAGCGTTCAAATTCACGCCGCTTGGGAAACTGATTCCACAAGCACAGTCGGCGTGTGTCGTCTTTGGTCAACACCCGCATGGTACGCATTACGGTATAGGGAATATCGAAGCCCTCACTGTTCCAGCCACTTAGGATGTCTGCATCTTGGATCAAGTCAAAGAATGTATTCAACATGTCTTCTTCTCGTTCAAACAAGAAACAGTTGTCAAAGCGATCACAGATCTCTTGTGCGCTTTCCCAGCTATAGGTCTTGGGAGGCAATACCAAGGTGACCAGTTTGTCTAGCCAATCCAAGTACACTGAGAAGGCAGTGATCTTGTTAAAGGGATCTGTAGTGGGAGCGTAGCCTTTGTCAGGGTGGAAATCCACCTCAATGTCAAAAAATGCTGTTTGCAGTCGAGGTGACGTTGCACCTAGATAGTTGTTTTCAAGGCAGCGGAAGATTGGGTTAATATCACTTTCCCAATGCTGCTTGTTGCTTTGTAGTTTTAGTTCTTTGTGATATTCTTTGTTGCTACGACTACTGAATCGGGTAACAGGTGTGTCAAAGATTGTGCGATATTTGCCCTTGGGGTCATCGTAGTAGAATACGTATTCTGCGGGAAAGTCACGGTATTCTCTAACACCGTTTACACGTTCGACCACGTGGATGCGATCTTTTGCTCTGTCATAGAGAGCGTCAACATAACTCATAATACTCCTTTGTATAGTTTAAAGCCTATACTGACTCTACATGCCGTTTCAAGTCCGGCGAGACTGTAATATTACTTATCTTATTGCAAGGCAAATCTAATTAAACCAATACCATCTATGGTTACCAAGAAGATACTGTTGGCCATTAAGCCAAAACTTCTTCGTGTGTAACAGGCCCAGCCGCTGGCAACACATCCTGAAATAAAAATGCAGTACAGTGGCACTACTGGAATGTTGGGCACCGTGACTGCAAACATTATAGCACTGATGACGCTGCAACCCCAAGCAAAAACTTCGGCACAGAATCTCAAAGGATAACTGTTCCAATCATTACGTACATAGTTGACGAAGTTTTGTAAGAAGTTTTTCATGTGGTTAGATTGGCCCAAAGTTGTCGGGTGTTACGTGCCCAAATTTCTAATAGTTGCCTATTATGTGGTTTGTAGCTTTTCAGTAATCCGTCAATCACAGCAACTACTTCTGCCCCTGTGGCCTTTACTACACCTAGCTCATCCAAGCAGCTGGTCCATGCGTATTGGCTGTCAACCACCACTGGCATAAACTGTAGACACTCTAGCACTGCAAGCCCCGGGCATTCGTTTCGACTGGGAATGTATGCCACTCGATGCTGTGCCATTAGCTCATACATGGCCTTGCGTTCACTGAGCTTGAATGTGTGTACATCAGCGCCTGCAAATAACTCTGAGTCAACCTCATGAGTTATCACCGTTGGCGTTACTCCTAGCTCACGGGCAACACGCATAAACTCACTGGCACCTTTACGTTCTGTAGCATCACCAACGTAGAGTAATCCACGTGTTGGTGCTGTAGTGGGCTCGGGTGCTAGTGAGAATGGTGCAGGAGTATACACTGTTCTATAGGGCCAAACATTAGTGGTGGGCACATTTAAACCTATGCGATGGTTAGTGGTATTACAAATATCAATTTGCATTTGCAAATATTCGTCGCTTAGGAAGCTGTATCTTGCGCCCGCTGTGTATACATCACTCTCGTGTTGTACGAAAATACAATCTCTAAATTGATTTTCACAGCCCAAGAAGCTGTGAAGATCATGTGCAATCACCAAGTCTGGTTCTACATCTAATTTTGTAAAAGCCTCGCGCACGTCATCTGCGACTTGATGTTCTACCTGTAACCACACATGACCATCTCTCCAGTTTGGCTTGTAAGCCGATGGTATATTACAATATAATGTTTCGTCTGTGTTGATGGTTTGTGTGGGTTTCGCATCGGTTACGAAAAGTACACGATGCCCCATACTGCGTTGTAAATCTATTACAGTATTAATATACCTAGTAATACCATTGGGTCTCAGCAGTACGCTACTACAGGTATGAACAATGGTCTTCATTAGAGTGTCTTGCCAACAGTTTCTAAAATAGTATTGAGCTCGTCGTGGTCTCGATTGGTTTCACCCAGTTTGGCCTTGTGTGCAATTTTGATTGCCTTCTTTAAGGTGCCGGGCTTGATTTCCAATTCTTCTGCTACTGCTTTGACGGTGTCGCTAAGGCCAGCACTCAAGTCCTCAATCTCTTGCATGACCTGCATGCCTTCGTTGATTAGCTGTGTGAGTTTGGCTTTGGCTTCGCCATTGAATGTGCGATCATAATCACTCATGTGTTCTCCTTTAATAAAACTATTATACAAATATTGTGCTGCAAATGCAATGCTTTTGGCGTTATCCTTTGAAATTTTCCAAACATTCAATTATCGCTTCCTTGAGTCCCGGATCATGTGGGTAGTGTGCTCTTAAATTTTTGTCGAGGTACGCAGGACGTTGTTTTGGGTCCCGCACCAAACTTTCTACTTTGCGCTTGTTGTTCAAGTATTCTTGATTGTGATCGAGATCAAAGATGTACTGCTTTGCATCCATTTTGTGTTGTGCAGGATTGTGGCACAACTTATGTAAATTTGAATAACTCCAACATTGAAAATACTCTGTATTGTAAAATACCGTGTTGCTGTACTTTTTCAAAGTGTCATCAGAGATGCAGGGCCTTCCTGCGGTTGATCTTGTGTCAAGGAAAGGGCGCAGCAGGCTAAATTCCCATTTTAAATTGTAGTAGTGCCACCACCACCAATCAGAAATGGAGTCAATTCCTGCTACTCCCACTTCATCTATATTGGCGCTTACTTTATTGGTATACCAACGCGAAAAATCCACAGTGCCGCCGGTATTGACAATGCCTTGCACAATTAAATTTTGATTTTGTCTCCAAGGCAGGCGCTGCTGGTTATTGGCCAACAAATGACGATACATGGGCATACTGGGACCAAACACACAATCTCCAGGATCTCCATGCAACAACACATGCTCGTCAATGAACTCGTTGGTAACATCAAGCTCATCAACTTCTCTGCACTCAATTTTGTTTTTGATCAACTTGTTATAAAACTCTGGGTTTTCTTGTATGCTTTTGTTCGAGCAATAAATCACCAACTGTGACAAGTTTGTTGAGTTTTTGATCAGTGCAGCCAACACACAGGTGCTGTCTATGCCACCACTCCACATGATTGCAATGCGTTGATCAAGGGATAACAATTCATTGGCTCTGCGATCCAGAAGTGTGGCCAGTGTGTTGTTATTGAATTTTAACTTGGGTGCAGCAAACAACGGGTTACTGGTTGCACCCCAGGGATTGGTAAATGTGCCCTGTCGTGGTCTAACATCGTGTAGTCCCAACACATACGAACCAATACTGGCCCAGTATTGTCCGCAGGGATTGGAAATATTGGCCCAGCCTACTCCAATGGGCAAATTTACCAATGCACTGGATTTTAAATTTTCAATATGATACTGAATATATCGACTGTACATTTAGACATTATAAACTAATGATTGAAAGAATACAAAAAGAAAAATGCTCACTTTAGAACAACATTCCGGGGCACGACTCCCATATTGTTCTGCCCAGCAGCCGGGCACACCTCCGTTACGAATAACGGTCCTAAGGGTGTTCTTACTTGTTGTGTTTGGCTCTTCCAGCCTTCATGTTGGCCAACCAGTGTGCCATACGAGCCTTCTCACCTGTTGAATGTTTAGCAGTATTGCGTAGACTACTTACACTGGCTTTGGTATTAACGCCCATACGCTTGCTGAGACCTCGGCGTCCAGGATTTTTACCATCAGCAAAGTTTTCATTTTGCTGTGGTTCTTTCTTGTTGGTCTCGTCGTCGTAGTGTTGCCAGTTGTGATAGACTTTTTCTTTGGGCTCCAGTTTTGGGCCTGCAGGTTGACCGTAATCGTCCCAGGACTTTTTCTGTTCAGGAGGATCTTTGAGCTCGTTCAGGGCACCAAAGTAATCGGGATGTTGATCTGCAAAGTCTCTCATAAGCACTCCTGCCACAGCATTGGCTTGATTTTCAACACGACTTCCGGTGGCACCATCGCCCGGCTGGATCATGTCAAGTTCACGTTGTTTGTGATGCACCAGTTCGTGTGCTAGGGTACGTAGTACGTCCATGACGTGACGTCCGCCTGTAGCAACCTGTACACTATTGGTATCAGGATCAAACAAGCCAAATGTAGGATGTTCGCTAGTGCCAATTTGTCGTTTCAACTGTATGTCGGGCAACTTGTCTATGCCCAAACGCTTTGCTACATAGGGCACAAAGTCGTCGGCTGCTGACTCGGCATCAACACTTTCGTGTAGCTGTTTGGGTAAGAAACAGTCTGCAATGCTCTTGCACATGCGTTCAATGTCGGGATTTGTTGTAAAACGAATATCAAAGTCTTCGTGTTCAACATGACTTTGACTTGGATCTCTGTAGCCACAGTATACAGCACGTACCGGAGTAGAGTCAATCAGTTCAGTACAACTGATGCCTTCACGTTCAGCCATTTCGTCTGTGCAGGGACTGAGTGTGGTCACAATCACACAACCTTCAGGCAGTTCGCCGTGCTTGTTTCGATAGTTCTCTATGGCAGCACGTTCGC